CCCGCGCACACCCGGCCCCAGTTGTCGCCTTGATTTCACGGCCGTAGAAACGGTTTCGCTTGCCTTTTTGGAGCTAGATCATGGTTATGCCATCGCTTTCGACCGAAGAAATGGAAGCCCGCGGCTCGTGGCGAGCCGCCCATCGAAAGAAGCACGCCGCCGAATCGAAGGTCGTGAAAGGCTGGCCCGACACGCCGCCCGACATCGCCGCCAACGAAGAATTGCTCGCGATCTGGCGCAAAGTCTGCGGCTCTCTGGAGTCGATCGGCGTGCTGACCGCGATCGACGAGCACGCGATTGCTCGCTACGTCCATCTCCAGTTTCGATACCAGCGAGCGACGAACTGGATCGTCGAGCATGGATGCAAGACGGTCACGCCCACCGGCGTCGAGCGCACTGCCACCGAAGCAACCGAAGCCGAATCGTGCGCGAATCAGTTGCTCCGGCTCGACAAAGAGTTCGGGTTGACCCCCGCCGCGAGACGCACGATCAACTTCATCAAGGACGGCATGCCGATCGCCGGCACCGGCGACGATGATGGTCCGAGCGACGCGGAGATCCTAGGCATTGTCGGCTAACCTGACCCCCGGCGACCGCGTCGTGTTCTTCGTCGAGCGCTTTTGCACCCATGTCAAAGGCGATCTCGGCGGCCGCCCGTTGCTTCTCGAACAATGGCAGAAGGACTACATCCGCAAGCTCTTCGGGACACTCAATTCCGACGGCCGGCGGCAGTACCGAACGTCCCTTCTCGCCCTTCCTCGAAAGCAAGGGAAGTCTACTCTCGCCGCAGCGCTGGCGATCTACGCGCTCGTGGCTGACAACGAGCCCGGAGCCGAGGTCTACTCGTGCGCCGGCTCGCGAGATCAAGCCAAGATCGTCTTCGACATCGCTCGCGGCATGATCGCGCAGAACCAAACTCTCTCCGGACTCTGCAAGCCATACCGCAATTCGATCATCGTCCCAAAGACCCACTCGCACTACAAAGCGACGAGCGCCGAGGCTGGACTCCTTCACGGCTTGAATAGTCATGCTGTGATTTTTGACGAGCTACATACGCAGCCCGACGAAGAGCTTTGGCGAGTCATGACGTCGTCGACCGGGGCTCGATCGCAACCATTCGTTGCCGCGCTCACGACGGCCGGCGTCGACAAGGAGTCGATCTGCTATCGAGTGTGGGAGTACGCTCTTCGAGTCCAGCGCGGTGAGGTCGACGACCCGACGTTCCTGCCGGTGATCTACGCCGCCGACGAGAGCGACGACTGGACGTCGGTCGAGACTCACAAGAAGGCGAACCCCGGCTATGGTGTTTCAGTTCACGAAGCCGAGATCGCCCAGGCTTGCAAAGTCGCCCAGGAGATCCCGACGGAGGAGTCGAGCTTCCGGACATTGAGGCTCAACCAATGGATAGGGAGCCTCCAAAATTGGCTCCGCCAATCAGACTGGGAAGCCGGCGCCGAGGACATCCCGGAAGATCTCCGCAATCGCCCATGCTACGCCGGTCTCGATCTCTCGGCGTCGTTCGACACGACGAGCCTCTGCTGTTTCTGGCCGCCGGAGCCGGCGAAGGGCGGCAAGCCCGCACGCAAGGCCGCCGCCTTGTGGATCTACTGGCTCCCCGAAGAGCAGATCAAGACCCTCGAAGCTCGGGACCATGTCCCCTACACGCATTGGGCGAATATCGAGGTTCTCAGGCTCACCCCCGGGAAGTCTGTCGAGTTCGCCACTGTCCGGCGAGACATCCTCCATCTCTCGACCGAAGTGCAAATCAAGAAGCTCGCGGTCGATCGGTGGCAAGCCAATCAGCTTTCTCAGGAGCTAGCCGGCGAAGGCGTCGAGATCGTCAAGCTCGGGCAAGGCTACGGCTCGCTCTCCGAGCCCTCGAAGTTTCTGGAGAAGATCGTCGCGGAGCGTCGCTTCATTCACGGCGGCAATCCGCTCTCCGCGTGGCAAGCGAGTTGCTGCGTCGTCGCTCGCGACGCAGCCGGGAACATCAAGCCGGCCAAAGACAAGAGCCGGGGTCGCATTGACGGGATATTCGCGCTCGTCAACGCGATCGGAAGCTGGCTCGAAGAGGTCAAGGAAGACGAACTGGACTGGACCCTCTCGACGATCTAGCGGCGTTTTCTTGCCCGCTTTGTTGCCCCGGGTCGACAATCGCCGCATGCGGCCAGGACCGTCCCCTCCCATCGCGAGCGCAAGCATGCCGTCCGACATCAAAACGTGGAGCATCGGCGAGATCGCGACTCAGCAGCGCGCCACCGACGTCTGGATCTGGAAGGATCTCGGGGTTCATCCCGCGAAAGGCAAGCCAAGCGACCCGGTCGTCGCGATGGCTTGCATGTCGATCCTCGCTTGCGTCCGCGTGATCTCCGAGACCGTCGCCAGTCTCCCGATCGAGGTCTACCGCATCGACGATCGGTCGAAGAAGCGAGCCAGGAAGCATCCGCTCTACCGACTGCTGAACGTCTCCCCTTCCCCGAACGTGACCGCGTTCTCGTGGGTCGAGACGTTGGTCGCGTGGGTCTGCGTGTGGGGCAATGCGTACTGCGAGATCGTCCGCAGCCGCGGCGTCGTCCTCCGACTCGTGCCGATGCACCCGTCTCGCATGCGCGTCGAGGAGACTGCCGAAGGCGTGATCCGCTACGCCTACGACAACCCCAACACCGGCAAAGACGAGTTCTTCACGCCCGACCAGATCCTTCACTTCAAGTGGCTCTCGAACGATGGCGGCTTGACGGGGATGGTTCCCGCGGAGCTTATGTCAGAAGCGATCGAGCTAGCACGCGCGTGCGATCTCCGGGCGATCGCGACTGCCAAGAACGGCGCGAGTCCCTCGATCGTTCTCGAAACCGAGAACAGCGTCCCCGAGCCGGTGCAAGAGAAGCTCCGCGACCAGTGGCGGCAGATCTACGGCGGCGTAATGAACGCCGGCAAGACCGCGATCTTGCCCAACGGGCTCAAGGCTCACGAGCTTGGGCGATCGAACCGCGACAACGAACTGAACGCGACCCGAGAATCGCAACTCCGCGAGATCGCCAGGATCTACCGCGTCCCGCCCTCGCAGCTTGGGCTCTCCGGCGGCGCTCCGCAGCGGAACCCGGAGATCGCCGGCATCGAGCTTCTCCGGTCGTGCGCCGGCCCGTGGATCCTCCGGCTCGAAAAGGAGATCGAGCTAAAGCTGTTCGACGAGGACGACGAGCACACTCCCGAGTTCGACGTCCGGGCGATCCTTCGCACCGACTCCGCGTCCCGCTCTCGCATGATGACGACGGAGATCCAGCTTGGTCTCGCCACCATCAACGAAGGCCGAGTCTCCGAAGGCCGGCCGCCGGTCGAGGGCGGCGACACGGTGCTCCTCTCCCACAACTTCAACACGCTCGAAGCCCTTCTCGCCGCCGCGGAAGCCGCTGCCAAGCAGGCCGCCAACCCGCCCCAAGGCGGCCCGGAGGGAGCGATCCCGGGGCTCCCCGGCCGCCGCCAGCCTCCCGGCCGCCGCACCCCGGGCAAGAACGCTCCAGACGACCCGGATCCGGCGGGGCAGCAAGTCCTCTCCGGCGGAGTCGCCAGCGCAGCGAAGAAGGCGAAGCGTCTCTCGAAGAGAGCGCTGAACCCATGCGGCCAGGAAGGCGACGGGACGTTCGACACCGGCAATACCTGCGCCGCCGGCGACGGGTCTAGCTCCGGCTCGGGCGAGAAGAGCGACAAGAGCGACAAGAGCGACAAGAGCGCGAAGGTCGCCGCCAGCAAGGCCGCGCGAGCCGCGAAGGAAGAGGCGATCAAGCGCAAAGCCGGCCGCGAGTCGGGGCACACCGGCGACGCACTCGCCGCCGCCGCGCACAAGCACATTTTCGAGGCCGGCGGGCACCCCGGCGATCTCTTGAAGTCCGTCGGCTGGCTCGGTTCCGACGACGACCGAACGATCCTCGAAGCCGACATCGAGCGAGCCTCGAAGTCGCTCACCGACAACCAGAAGAAAGCGCTCTCGGCGTCCATTGCCGGCATCGCGGCGGCGATGAAGCAGTTCCCGCTGACGTCGGACGTCTCGGTTCGCGTCTCGACGGTCGCAGAAGAGAAAGAGAAGGTCGAGCGAGACTTCCGCGACATGCACGAGATCTTGCTCAAAGACAAGTCGTGGTCGAAAGAGAAGTTCGACGAGGAGCTAGCGAAGGAGATCGACGCTTCCGGCGCCGGCGGAGTCGCCGGCTACTACAAGCCGCACGAGGACACCATCACCATCGTCGCCGACGTCGTTTCGAGTGCCGACGACGCAAAGACCCGCTACGTCTCGAAGGTCTTGTCTTCGCCTTCGCAGCTTCATACCGGATTCCACGAAACCGTTCATGCCGCCCATTGGAAGGCAGTCAGGAATCGCAACTCGCTTCCTCCGAACGGAGCGCTCAACCAAGAGCAGTTCCGAAAGGTGGTCATGTCCATGAACGTCTACGCCGAAGACGCTTCTGTGTTGCTGGCGATCATTGGCGAGAAGCGTATCGCGGACACGGTCAGCAAGTACGCGACAACGAACGAGCGCGAGCTTGCCGCCGAGTACGTCACTGGCGTCGCTCTCGGCGGTGTCAAGCGAGATCCGGAATTGGATTCCGTCATGGATCTCTTGCACGCTCCAGCCGCGAAGCCCCCAAAGGTCACCGGCGAAAAAACCATCGGACTCCGGGAGATCCTCCGCTCATGACGTTCATCGTCCCCGAAAAAGGCGAATCGATCGCCGAAATGCGAAAGAAGCTCGCGGCCTTCGAGGCTCGCCGTCTCGGCTTCGG